AATTAATCTTTATATGTTTCGTATTCTTGATTGAAAAAAGGTTGAGTAGTTCTTACTAATGTAAATTCTTCTGCTGTTAAGTTTTCCTTTGTTGGAGGTATTGCTTCCTGTACACTTGCATCTGCTGAATCTTCAGTAGTTGCAGGATTTTCCATTTCCTTATTTGTTGTATCTGCTACTTCAGTAATTGTCTTATCAGTATCTTCTGCCTGTTGAGAAAGAATTGCTAATGGAGTTAATTGGTCAAAGTATAATTGTGTATCATCCCATCCACCTTCTGTCAATGCTACATCTAATGTATTTAGAATAAGGTTTTGGAATGGTGATATAGTCATTGTTTGCATAATACTAAATGCTGTCATCATCTCTTCTGATTGAGAACTAAAACCATTGTTAGAAGTTCTGATACCAAATAATAATGGTGAGGTAATTCTATGAGCAACAAGTATTCTATCTTGCGTATATTCTGCAACGTATTGATATTTCTCATGTAAGTTATCTATTTGAATTATATCAATTGTAGGTTTAGTAGCAGGGTCATCGTTGAATGATAACATAAAACGACCTGCATTATCTGTACCTGTAAACTTAGCTTGAATTAAATCTTCAATAGTTTGTCTTTCTTCAGGTGCTGGAACTCCATTGTTGAAGTTTAACATTACTGCCGGTAAGAAACCATTTGTAATATTGTTTAAGTGTAGATTACTTATTTCACCTTCTGCTATTGAATACTGCATTGCAGATACCCAATCAGGTAGTGAATAGTAATACAAACCTGGGAAGTAATTCTTAATGTATAGTATCTCCATCTTTTCATTAGATGTTCCAAATGCAGGTACTTTCTTTTTATCTCTTATCTTTCTTTGGTCTAACCAATCTACACAATAGTAATAGTTTTGAATCTTTGGTTCACCATATAGCTTTTCAGCACGAAGTGTGTGAATAGGAATATGATACATCTTTTTAATCTTTGTATGTGTATCATCCCAATATACTTGGTATGCTGCATTGCCATACAACTTTAAATCAAATGCTACTCTCTTTGTTTCTTCCTGTGGAATTATCTTTTGTAGTATTTCATTAAATGCTTCATTTTTAGAATACAATCCTTTACCAAATACTAAATCAGCTATACCTTCAACACAAGCTGATGTAGTTGTTGATACATTCCATGCAGCAGTTACTGCACTAAAAAAATCATCATGTCCATAAACACCGAATGGCACCCATGCATGTCTTGTTCTTGTATCTTCTGAAATTATTGGAAGAGAGTTGTTTTGTGTATTGACAATTCCAAAATGTTGTATTTGTTTCATATTATTGTAATATTATATATCTGTTTTCACTTTGATGTGATACCTCATTACCATCTAATGGGATTTGGTTTTCGTATATCGATGTATCTATTGATTGAGAATGGTAGACTTGTATTGAACCATTCCAAATTGGGTCTAAATTTCCTGAACAAAAGATTTCGGCTCTATATTGAGAACCTACAATAGCACCACTTATACTCATACTTGCTGAAATATAACTTTCGTATGGTTCGTAGGTTGTACCACTTAATGAAGCAGTAAGATTTTCCAATGTGTACATATCTTGCAAACTAACACTTAGTTGTGCTGATGATGTAGGTTGTACACGAATCACATATTGGTTAGATTGACTAATATAGTAGGATAGCATTATCTTGTATTTAGATTGTTGTTATCTAATATTAACACCGATATATGGTATTATAGTTAAATAAAAAAAGGGATAACTTACGTTACCCCCTTAATATCTTTTAATTCTATATACTAATTAACTATATACAATAGTTCCACCATTTAATACTGCTGTTGGAATTGCGGTTACTGTAGTTGAGCCAGAAATAAAGTTTGCTGGGAATTGCTCCATACCTGTTAAGGTAATAGAATAACCATACAAATCTCCTAATCCTGCTCCTGTCTGGATAGTACCCCCGGTAACATCCATTCCTAATTTCAAACCTCCAACAAATGCATCTCCGTTATTAGTCCAAACGATTACTTGTGGTCTACCATACGCCATTAATTTCAACTGCGTATGCATTTCGTTAGTCAATTTCTTCAAATTAAGAGTTAACTCTTGCGAGAAGAAAGTTGTACCATTATCACGAGATGAGTTTACAGTGCTAGTATATGAGGAATTTCCCTTTAACTGGTAAAAGTAAAGAGATGAACTTATAGGTAACGTGCTTACTAAACCTGCTGGTATAGCGTTATTAGCCGTATCATAGGCAGAGCCGGTAGTAAATCCAAAAGAGCCCGTAGTGTAGTTTATAAAATAAACTCCCTGCAGACCTCCAATCGATTCCTTGCATTGCTCTTGCCTTCCTGTTGTTAAATTACATGCCATATCTATTTGATTTTAATCTTGTTTGTGATAAGTTGGTGAGGAACTTAATCCCCACCTTCTTAAATTATTTTTTAGTATGCTCCGTAGTATACGATGTCAGAACCGATACCGATTTGTGTACCTGCCGTGTAACGCATCACGATACGGTACGTCTGCGAACCGTCAATGTTAGCCATGTCTAATACTCTTACTTCGTTATAATCAGATAATAAACCTGTAGCGAAGAATAAGTTAGATTTTTGAGCTGCAACAATTTTGTTAGAACTCATACCTGGACACATTACGATTTCAATACCTTGGAAGTTGAATGGTTTTTCACCAACGTTCATTTGTGTGTTGAAACCTGATTGGTTTGCATTTCCACCCAATGCTGATTGGTATGCTTTAGCTACGTTTGTTGAAACATAGATAACTAAATCATCTTTACCAAATACAGTGTTTGGAATTGTGTTGTAAACGTTAGCAATTTTGTTGATTACGTTTGCTGAAGTAATTGAGCCTGAATCAGCTACTGAACCAGTCAATGCTGGTAATACTGCTGTTGCTCCACCTGCTGCTATTGAAGCAGAAAGTAAATTTTGGAATCCACCGAACTCACCATTGGTTGCGGTAGTACCTTGCCAAATTGAAGTTTCAGTTGCTGATGCAACTTGTGCGCCAACATATGACACCAAGTAATCCGAGAATGATTTTGGAATTTCATCAAAGGCTGAGTAGCCTAATTGTAATGCTTCCCAAGATGCAACGAACTGGCTCTTGCAAAGAGAAAGGTTAACTTGTAATTCTTTTGGAGTGATAACAGCTTCTGTTAAAGCAACACTACCTGATGTTACGAAATCACAAGAAGCATCTTGTACGATACCTGAAGTAGCAACCTTTTGGATTACTTCTTTGTATTTTACGTTAGGCATGATAGTTACTAACTTCTTGTCTAATGTGTTTGCTGACAATAAAGCTGCTGCTATATATTGTCCCGCAAATTCTCCTGAATACGATGTAGCCGTAATTGTTGGCTCAGCGAACTTTTGGAGTCTTTTGTTTGTTAAATTGTTCATTTGTTAATTTTTTTTAAATGATTTTAAAATATTTTTATTATCTGTATAATTTTGATAATACAGAATTATGTAATGATTTTTCTTTTTGACCGAAGTTCTTAACATTGCTTTCAATTGCTGCTAAATTAACATCAACTGGAGCTCCATCTAACTTTGGTAATTCTTCTTCTTCCTCTTCCTCATCAGGCTCTACAGCCATTTCTAATGATGGGTTAGGTGATAAAGAACTTACTTCTTCTCCTTCTGATGGATATGCTGATTCAAACTTTTGTTTCATTTCTTCCATCTTCTTCTCCATCTCTTCAATTCTATATTGTAGTTCTACTAATGGGTCAGGTGAGCCAGGTAAAGCTTCTACTTCTACTGTTTCTTCATCTGCCATTTTGATATCATCTTCTTTTTTGATATCAGCTTCTTTATCTACTACTTCTTCTTCAGGTTTTTCTTCTAACTCAACGTTTTCTCTTTCTACGATTTTACCATCTTTAGTGATTACTTTAATTAAGTTCTCATTACCTGATTCATCTTTAAGAGCTAACTCATGAGTTCCGTCTGGTGCTGGGCTTTTAGTACCATCTTCTGATACTATTTCTAATGGTTCACCTACATCAAAGGTAGGAGATTCAACGATTGTTCCGTCTTTTAGTTTTGCATAAGTCATATTAACTTCTTCATCTAATGATAAAAGAGTCATTATCTTATTTAATACTGAGTTTGCATTCATAATTTTTGGTTTATACTATGATTAACATAGTTTGATTTATTTATAGTTATTTTTTTTTATGTATTGTTCCATATTACAAAGCCAACTGTGTCCGTATCACCATTTCCAGTTGATTGAATTGTAAATGTTCCTGCTC